GTCTATGGAGGTCGCCGAATAACCATTCTCTATGCCGGCCTTGTTCATCAGATATAATATATCAGAAGAGGATATATTGGGCTCTATGTTGATCATCCAAAGATAATCAACCTGGTAGGCTTTGAATAAGAGACAAGCTGATGACAAATTGTCAACAACTCTACTCTCAACCTTTGCCTGCTCATACACCCTACACCTTCTTGCTTTACATATATTACAGGACCTATTTAACCTGGAAGGGTCAACACCACCCTCACCACCGTTGAAATAATATGCACAAGCATTAGGGTTCATGTGCCACTCCAAAATAGATGGACTTATCATACCCACTCTACCGTACATTGTCCTACTCTGCATCTCATCAGCCCATGCCCGTCTACAAGTACCAGCAGCATCATGCTCCTTCACACGAGGATTGTATTGCAAAGGTATACGCAATGCTTCAACCAACTTACGATATTGCTTCGAAGTTGGATTGAGCGATGTCGTTACAGTCCTACCAGAGAACGTTTCCTTTACAGCAACCACGTTGTCAGCATATTCGCCCTGCAGCGAATCGCTTCCAAGGAGCAACCGTGATGAAGCCATAGCACTAACCGTCTTTATTTTTGTGCCGAGCTGGTAGCGCTCACCAGTGTGATTAGCCTGTACCACACCAATGGAATATGCCAATCTCGTATCCCTAGAATCATGACTTGGCAGATCTCTCCTGATAGTGGAGGCAACCTGATCCGCATTGCGGAAGATTTGGTCCACACTTCTGGTGGGTATCACGACATTTTGTTCTAGCGCCTTGCTACCAAAGTCTTTGGCATACCTCTTGCCAGCTGGCGTATTCTCGTAATTCGTCGTACCGACAAAATCACGCAATATACGCTTTGCTGCCTCTTCCTGTGAACAATCCTTCCTAAAGGAAGAAGCTCCAGCGCCAGGAAGTACATGGTAAGCGCCATCGACAAACTCGAAATGGAAATTTTCAAGGGAAAGACCGAATTCCTTTACAACATTAAGGAAATCACCAAATTCAGGGAACGCCATTAACCTCGTCTCGGCAGCCTTTTTCATATGATCCGGGAAAACCAGCAAATAGCACATACCGTATAACGCCGCATCATAACTTTCACACCCACGCTCATCCTCTACATCCGATACCAAATAAAGCAACACATAATTTAACGCCAAGGAAACGCTGATGGCAATAACAAGCCAACCCAGCTCAAAGGGAAGCCATGTGGAAGGGTACAAAAATGGCATGGTGGCAATAGTGGGTGTATATTAAATCG